ACACACCAGAATTTGGATGGAGTGATGGTTGCTCCATTGGAAAGAGACTCCATCTTCAAGATGTTGCTCTACACCATCCCTTCACGAACCATTTCTGGTGAGGAGCAGTTGGCACAGGCAGTGTCAGCAGCAATGAGCGAGGCGTTCTATCATGGTGAGGAGTTTTATGAAGCAATTCGTTCAATTGTTTCAGAGGCTCCTTACAGTGATGAGCAACTCGCAAGGAATGCAGAATTCCCTTTTCCCACGTACGCTCAGTGCTACGATAGGTATGTGAATTCTTCGCCGAACTTCAGGGTTTTGCAGGATGTGCCCGCGGATAAGTTTCCCAAAACATCTACCTCTCATTTCACGATCTGCCATTCAGATGAGACGATTGCACAAATGCAATGGAGTGTGCGTGGTGAGAGCATGACCACCAAGGGGCGTTCCCCCGAAGAGGCTTTTCAGTCAGGAGTTAGGTTGTCCTCCAAAACGCAATCTAGGGCGCGGCAGATTGAGAAAACTGCAGCGTTTGAAATCGAATTTCTCAGCAAGAATACAAAGAAAAACCAAAACACCACCATCTATGGTGCATGTGGAGAAATGACCTCCGCACCATTAGAGAAAGTCATCAATACACTCAACGCGAAGCGAACCCGTCGGGTTCGCAAGTTGCGTTGGGAAGGTCGCACAGTTCCTCAATCCGCGCTTGTCCCTCTATCGAGAGAACAATTTGAGGAGTGGGTGCAGTGCGTGGCTGGGCGATGTCCTAGAGATTGTTATCGTTGTTGTCCAATTGCGCAAGCACTTGTACAACCTGACACTGTTGGAAACATCAATACCAACCAGGAACTCACAACGTTCCAGGCTGAGCCCGAACACCGGACTATTGATCTTACCACTCGTAAGAACGTTGCAGCCGAGAATCAGACCATTGCCTCGTCGTTGGCACGTTATATGTCCCGACCAGAGCTTGTCTACTCTCTCAATGTGACTGAAGCCATGACCATCGGTACTATTGGTTCAGTCGATGTGTGGGAGAAAGCGATGACCCCATCGAAAAGGGAGAAACTGTCCGGGTTTGGCTTGTTTCGAGGAAATCTGTGCGTCAAATTCGTCATCAACGGTTCTCCGTTTTTGTACCTGGGTCTTTCGGCAGCATACACTCCTTTGTCAGGTTATCGAGGAGATACCACCTCTACGGATCCAGCATTGAGTCTCATGCAACAGTCACAGAAGCCTCACGTGTGGTTGAACGTCCAAAATACATCTACCGCTGTCATGAAGCTTCCTTTCATGTTCCCTTATCCGCACATGAATACGAATCTTCTTGCCAACTTCACAAAATTGGGTAAGTTCGATTTTGTGCTCTATGTTCCGCTACAGAGTGCCAATGGCATCACTGGAACATCTGTGGATGTACAAATGTACACCTGGTTTGAGGATGTGGATCTTTCAGGTCCCACCAACCTTCCAGTCGCGCAGAGCTCTATCGAATATCAGGACGACCATCAGATCTCTGGCACAGCTTCGGCAATTGCTTCAGTAGCTGGAGCTCTCTCAGCTGTGCCGATTATTGGACCTTATGCACTCGCTACTTCAGAGGCTGCAACTATGGCTGCCACAGTAGCCGGTGCTATGGGATACACCAATGTGCCGAATGTTAGCGACATCGCGGGATTCAAGCCCAAACCCTTTTCCATTTCCGCAACTGATCTTTCGGAACCAGTGGATAAGTTGTCGTTGAGTTCAAAGCAGGAGACCACGTTGGATGCCTCCCACTATGGTGCACCTGACGAGGATCAGCTTACCATTGCGAGCTTCTGTGGTCGTGAGAGTTTTCTTACTTCCACTCAATGGACCACGTCCAATGTGCCTAGTGATCCGTTGTTCACCATAGGGGTTTCTCCCTTGATGCTCAACAGAAAGACCACAGCAGAAACGGTCTTGACTCCCATGTGCTACGCGTCTACTGGATTTCAGTGGTGGAGAGGATCAATCAAGATTACGCTCAAAGCAATTCGTTCGAAGTACCATCGAGGTCGAGTACAAGTGGCATGGGATCGTTCTGCTGGTAGCTTGCAGAACGGACCAGCTCTTGGTAATCCCAACACTTTGAGTACAGTGTTGGATCTGGATGAAGGAGATGAGGTTACGATGGTAGTGCCTTATCAGCAGCAACCCCTGTTTTTGCCCACTATCACTCCATTTACTCCCGCTTCGGGTGCAACCTTGCCATGGTCGGTGTTGGCGACCCCCCCTGCCACTACTTCGACCGTGTGGAATGGTGTTCTGAATGTGCGTGTGTTGACGCGCTTGACTTCTCCGGAGGCATCGTCTAACGTCAGTTTTCTCGTTTTCGTTTCAGCGGGAGATGATTTTGAGCTAGCAGGACCTTGCGTTCCTGACATGACTACTTCCACACGTGTTGCACAGCTGAACAATAGTACTGTGACTATTGCTCAGAGTGCAGTCCAATATGACGAGAATGCACCAGAGATGGACAACAACAATGTTGGTGAACCTTACGACGAGGTTTACTTTGATGTTTTTGGTGAAAAGTGTGCTTCATTGCGACAGCTTATGCACCGAACATCAAAGGCGATCACTGTTTGTTTCGACAACGCAGTGATTGCTAACCAACAGATGATTTTGAGCGGTGTCCCGCTCAAACGTCTTCCCCCTCCACCTGGATATTGGAATAATGGCTTCTCTACTGTAGGAGCCATTCCCCAGTATGTCAACTTCGCTTCGTGGCACCCATTGACGTGGTTTACCCCATGTTTTATCGGGTACAAAGGCTCGACGAACATTACGCTCAATGTGACCAACCCCAACCCTGCGCAAGTGGGGTATTTTGATCACTTGAGTGTGGTGCGTGCTTCCAAGTATGGCGCGACAGCTTCGGCTGCTCGGCGTCCTTTTCAGGTGTCGGTGCGCACGGATCAGACTGTTGTCAACAACGGTTCCATACAGGCGAAAGCAGCACTGTTACAAAACAAGGAGTCTGGATATACTGGAATGTCTTTGACTAACACGCGCACCAATACCGGATTGTCTTCCAACATTCCGTATTACTCTCCTTCTGCCTATTTCCTTTCGGATTTGGGGGCGAACTATAGTAACACGGAGACGTTGACTGGTTCGAATGAGGATTGGTGGCTCGCTCAGTTCAGACATGCGGCACCTGCGAATGAGGTGTCGCAACCTTGGTTGGATGTTTATTATGCCAGTGGACCGGACTTCAATGTCTTTTTCTTCATCAACACTCCAACCATCTATCACTTCAACTTAGTTGCCACCTAAGTTGAAGGGATTTAGGGCCCATGTCCTTTGCCTAGCATAAATATATTTTACACCCTCTGTTAATCAGAGCCTATCGATACGGCCGATAGGGGCGGGAAACCGCAGGAGACAAGCAAGTTTTAACTTACGTTATACCTCGCTTGTCGAGGTGTGCAAGACGTAATTTTTTGACTTGTGCGTTAGCACGAATTCCCAC